ATCATACAGGGCGCATCCACGAGTGCGCTAACCCTACGCCACCGGAGACTGAGTTTTGAATCTAGTTTTCTGTGACATTGAAACTGACGGGCTAAACCCTAGCGTTATCTGGTGTGCTGTCTGTCGCCACAACGGAGAGAGCGAGGTAATATGTAATGAGCAGGACTTCAAGGATTATGTTCAACGCAAAGCGGAAGCTACGTTCGTATTCCACAACGGAATTGGCTTTGATGTTCCTGTGGTCGAGCGTATTTGGAATTTTACTTTTGACAGGACTCTGGTCACTGACACTCTAGTACTATCCAGACTCGCAGAGCCTAGTCGGTCTGGTGGTCACTCACTACGGAACTGGGGCAACATCCTAGGTTACGCTAAAGGTGACCACAGTGATTGGAGCCAGCTTACTCCTGAGATGATTGACTACTGCATCAGAGATACCGAAGTCACTGAGGTTGTGTACAAGAGGCTACAGGTAGAGCTACAAGACTTCTCTCAGGACAGCATTGATCTGGAGCATCAGGTGCAGTGGATCATACAGGAGCAGGAGCGCAACGGGTGGCTACTGGATCAACGTTTGTGCCATAGCCTGTGTGCTAGATTCAAGGAGCGCATGAATGAAATTGAAAGTGATCTACAGGCGCTTTTCCCGCCGTTGGTTGAGGAGCGATACTCAGAGAAAACAGGTAAGCGGCTTAAGGATAAAGTCACTGTATTCAATGTTGGTTCACGGCAACAGGTTGCGGAACGGTTATCAGCTAAGGGCGCAGTATGGACGGAACTCACTCCGACAGGCAAACCGATGGTTGATGAGAAGACGCTTAAAGAGAATAGTCATGTACCCGAAGCGGCACAAGTCTTGGAATACCTCTTACTGCAAAAGCGGTACGCACAGGTAAACTCTTGGCTAGAACACGTACAGGACGATGGCAGAGTACACGGCAGGGTCACAACAAACGGTGCAGTTACAGGACGCATGACGCACCAGACCCCAAACATGGCACAGGTTCCTTCAGTCAACTCTGAGTACGGAGAGGACTGCCGTAACTGTTGGATTGTGCCTGAGGATCGTAAGCTGGTCGGTGTTGATGCCAGTGGTCTAGAACTACGGATGCTTGCTCACTACATGGGCGACGAGGAGTTTACAAATGTCTTGCTTAGAGACGACATTCACACCAGAAATCAAACTGCTGCAGGACTTGCAACAAGACCTCAGGCAAAGACTTTCATCTACGCTTTCCTCTACGGAGCAGGAGATGCCAAAATTGGAAGCATCGTCGGAGGAACTGCGCGAGATGGCAATGAACTTAGGACACGCTTTCTACGAAATACACCTGCTCTTGAAACTCTACGAGAGCGAGTTGGACAGGCGTCTAGGAAGGGTTACCTCAGAGGAATTGATGGACGAAAACTCTGGGTTAGATCGGAGCATAGTGCATTAAACACGCTCCTGCAGGCCGCTGGTGCTATCATCATGAAACGTGCGCTGGTACTACTGGATGACTATGCTACACAACACAAGATTGACTACAAGTTTGTGGGGAACGTACATGACGAGATACAATCGGAGGTGGCTTCAGAACAAGCAGAGAAATTTGGCTGGCTCGCAGTCGAGTGCATCAAGGCGGCTGGCATTTCTTTTGAACTCAGATGCCCCCTCGACGGAGAGTACAAAGTTGGATCAACGTGGACGGAAACACACTGATGGATCAACTGTGCTTCTTTGAACACGAGGATCTAGGCGCAGGCCACGGCAAGGTGTGTTCTAAGTGTGACCAGTATCTACCACTGGACGCTTACAACATGGCTTCTGGAGGTAACTACCTCAGGGCTGAGTGCCGCAAGTGTAACAACGAAATGCAGAAGGTACGTAAACAGCTAAGAGAGAAACACGGGATGCCGCAGGAGGGCTATCACTGTCCCATCTGCAAAGGCTCTGAGGAGGATGTTAAAGGGCGAGGGAACACAAAGAACGGATCGTGGGTTCTAGACCATGACCACGACAAAGAGACGTTTAGGGGCTGGTTGTGCCACAAATGTAACAGGGCGCTGGGCGGCTTTGACGATGATCCTGATAAGCTGGAAGCGGCTATCAATTACTTAACTGGACAAAACCTATGAACGAGATTTACTCACTGGTAAAAGATATTTACAAGGTAGTCTCTGACAAAGAGGTTCCCGAAGGTGTCGATCTATACGAAGAGATAGACCGCTTTGGGGAGAACTGCAAGCTCCTCATGTCTAACCTGTTCACAGAGAAACGTGACGGACGCAAGCTGCGAATGTCAAACATTGGTCGTGATGATCGCTACCTGTGGAACGCTGTTAATAACCCTGACGTACAAGAGGAGATGACTCCTAACACGTATGTCAAGTTTATGTACGGACATCTTATCGAAGAGATGCTGTTGTTTCTAACTAGACTATCAGGACACGAGGTGACCGATGAGCAAAAGAAATGTCAGGTGGGCGGTATCACAGGCTCTATGGACTGTAAAATTGACGGTGTTGTCACTGATGTTAAAAGCACTTCCACTTTTGGGTTTAAAAAATTCAAGGACGGAAGTTTGGCTTTTGATGACCCGTTTGGATACGTTGCTCAAATTAAAGCATATGCACATTCTGAAGGGGAAAGTAAATTTGGTTGGTTAGCTATGGACAAACAGAACGGGCATCTAACGTACCTGATGTACGATTCTGAGGACACGCAGGCTCCTGTGTACGAGAAGATCAGTTACGACATAGAGGAGCATATCGAACGCGTAAAAAAGCTAGTAGAGCAACCGGAAGCACCGGAGCATTGCCACGAAGTCGTACCAGATGGCAAAAGTGGAAATCAAAAGCTCGCAGTCGGTTGTTCGTACTGTCCTTACAAGCATACTTGCTGGCCCAACGTAAGAACATTCCTGTACTCAAGTGGTCCCAGATACTTAACAGAGGTGGTCAATGAGCCGAAGGTCCAAGAAGTCTTATCCTAATGAATTTAGATCAGGGTTTGAATATGACGTATCGAAACAGCTACAACCATACGGCTTTAGCTACGAGCCGTTCCAAGTACCGTACAAGATCGAACGCAAGTACACCCCAGACTTTGTGTACGAGAGGAACGACCAGCAGTATCTCATTGAATGCAAAGGATATTTCAGAGCAGGAGACACCCAGAAGTATCGCTCAATCGCTAACTGCCTTGGAAGCAATCAAGAACTTATCTTCATACTTATGAAGCCTAACCAGAGAGTGAGCAAAAGTACCAAAAATACTATGGCTCAATGGTGTGACAAACACAACATTTTATGGTATAATATAGATACTCTTAAGGAGTTAGTTGATTATGTCTCTGACACTAGACGAAATTAAGGAGCGTCTGTTGCAAACTTATGACCCCGACGATCTACTGGAAGCACTACAGATTTCATCTGAAGAAATACTAGACAGGTTTGAAGACAAGTTGTTACGCAAACTAGACGAGTTTCAAGAGGATTTGGAGGAAGAAATCTATGAACAATGAGTGGACAGACTACACCAACAAATCTCTGGATGACGCTACTCCTAAAGAGTGGGACAAAGTAAGCAAGACAGCCACAGGTAAACTGGCTCATCCTCAGGACACTCATAACCCCGTGACTCAGCCCGATCACTACAACAAGGGAGCCATCGAAGCCATTGAAGCAATCAAGGCGTCCATGCACCCTCAGGAGTACAAGGGCTATCTCAAGGGGAACTGCCTGAAGTACCTTTGGAGGTACGAGTACAAGAACGGCCTAGAGGATCTCCGTAAGGCCCGTGTCTATCTGGATTGGCTGATTAAGGAGATTGCCTTATGAAAGTCATAGACGGAGGCTTTGGTAAAAACAAAGCAGACACGGGAGGCGTACCTACCACTGAGTTTTTAGCAGCGTTTGCACTAAAGGCGGCAGACTACGAAAAAGACGATAGGGACGTTAAAGCCATTGTTTTGATGTACGAGGACGGTGGAGTATTTGAAGTAGCCTCTAATGAACAGTACCCTGATGGTGTGTTTATGCTACTGCACATGAGCGCACACGCAATACTAAACGAGACACTAGGAGTAACAATATAGATGGACGCATATCAACAATACATTCACAAGTCAAGATACGCACGTTACCTACCAGAAGAGAAGCGGCGTGAGACTTGGGAGGAGACAGTAAATAGATACATCAACTTCTGGTCTGACAGAGGTGCTTTGAACGACTTTGATGTGTCTGAGATGTACGATGCAATACACAAGCTAGACGTAATGCCCAGCATGAGGGCGCTAATGACAGCAGGTGAGGCACTGGATCGTGACAACGTGGCTGGGTTTAACTGCTCCTACCTACCCATAGACCACCCTAAAGCCTTTGACGAACTGATGTACGTCCTTCTGTGTGGCACAGGCGTAGGTTACTCTGTGGAGCGTCAGTACATACAGAAACTACCGGAAGTTGCGGAGGAGTTCCATGACACAGACACAGTTATTAATGTGGCAGATTCAAAGATTGGATGGGCGAAATCGTTTAGGGAGTTGGTATCGCTGTTGTATTCAGGTCAGGTTCCTCAATGGGACGTTAGCCGAGTACGACCTGCGGGTTCCGCGCTTAAAGTTTTTGGAGGTAGAGCAAGCGGTCCAGAACCTCTGCTCGACTTATTCCGATTCACTGTGGCACTTTTTCGAGAAGCGGCTGGAAGAAAACTTAGCTCCATTGAATGTCACGATCTCTGCTGCAAAATTGCTCAAATCGTCGTTGTCGGAGGAGTCAGAAGATCAGCCCTCATCAGCCTCAGCAACCTCACAGATGACAGACTGCGGCGATGTAAGCACGGTCAGTGGTGGGTAGATGAGCCTCAGCGTGGTCTGGCGAACAACTCAGCCTGTTACACAGAGAAGCCTGACTTTGAGGCTTTCTTAAACGAGTGGACAAGTCTATATGAATCACGATCTGGTGAACGAGGTGTCTTTAGCCGAGTGGCAAGTCAAAAGCAAGCTGAAAAAAACGGCAGACGAGATGCTACCTTTGATTTTGGAACTAATCCGTGTAGCGAAATCATCCTCAGACCCTATCAATTCTGCAACTTATCAGAGGTTGTTGTCAGGCCAGA